CCTAGGTAACCGAACTTGGATTAAAGTTACAATGGACCAGACCGTTATTATTGTTGTTGTGACTTTGATATGTGTTATTGGGCTTGGCATTTGGGTGTGTAGTGGCGGCCGCCGCGAAACACTTGAGCACCAAGTCGAGCAGTTGATTATTGATGTTAATCGTAACGAGCTTTCTCTGGTGGAAGCCGTTAATGGGGTGGTCGGTGAAGATGGTGTTGTGTTGCCCGCTAAGTATGCGGTTAAATCGGCGAATGGACGCCGACCAATCAACGCCTTAGCGATCGCCATCGGGTCTGAGTGTCGTGCCCGCTTTGCTTTCCAGAGCACAAGTGAGGCTAACAGACTCGTTGCGCGTAAGTGGATCTATGACCGTGTGGTCAAGGTTCCGGATGTTCGCGTTGCCGACCAAGGCCGGATTTGTTGCGCAGCTGTTTTAGTTGCCTTCATGCCTACGGATGATGAGATTGTTGCTGCACAATCCTTCAAGACCGAAGCGATGAAGTCACTATGGGCGCGTTACTTTTCAGACGCTTCGAGATGGTTTGATCCATCTCGAGAGCGTAGTGGCTGAGGGTGCCCGCGGAAGACACCTGGGATGGGGAGCTCAATGAGCTCTGCCCCAAGCCATCCCAATTTGGAGGTGTTACGTTCTGTTGGGGACTCAAAGGTCAGAAAGACTGTACATGTTGCCGGGATTTCCCCCCCGGTTGTCTTTTCTGTCCATAATTCAAACATTGATGCTCTGGAGCGGGCGGTTAAGGAACGGGTATTTTATGTCAAAAACGCCGAAGGCGAATTTGTTGCCCCACCTAAACCAGCCTCACATGAGTACTTTTCCGATTGCTTAAGTGGGTTCACAACCATACTGGAAAATTTCTTGCCCTCGACCGTCCCGCTGACGCGTCAACAATTTGTTGATACGTATAGGGGCCGCAAGCAGGTTATCTACCAGGAAGCCTTAGATTCATTGTTAGTTAGTGAATTTTCGCGGAAAGATGCTTATGTTAAGGCGTTCATTAAGGCTGAGAAGATGAATATTACTTCAAAGCCGGACCCTGTTCCTCGGGTGATCTCGCCAAGATCACCTAGATATGGAGTGGAAGCAGGTCGTTATATTCGACGTGTTGAAGGGGAAATTTACCACGCTATTACTGACGTTTATGGTGATGTGACAGTGATGAAGGGTTTAAATGCAGTTGATTCAGGAACGTTGGTCGCCCAGAAATGGGGAGCATTTACGTTTCCTGTCGCGGTTGGGTTGGATGCTAGTCGTTTTGATCAGCACGTATCCCAAGCAGCGTTATGTTGGGAACATCAACAATATATCAAGTGCTTTACAAATCAGAAGCATCGTAATCAATTGGCAATGTTGTTAGAATTGCAACTAGTCAATAAATGTTTCGGCAAGGTTCCAGATGGTGAAGTTAAATATACCACTGATGGAGGACGTATGAGTGGTGATATGAACACTGGTTTAGGCAATTGCTTAATCATGTGTGCCATGATACATTCTTATGCTGCCTTCAAAGGGGTGAATATTAAACTTGCTAACAATGGGGATGACTGTGTCGTCTTCATGGAGACTTGTGATTTGAATACTTTCAACACTGGTCTACAC